CTATTTGTATGGCTGTAAATAGAAGAACGTGGAAACATTTATGAATGGCTCAAATATAGAAAAAGTCGATAGTCCTAATCCTGATGAAGTATTAGCTGCTATTCAGTCTTTTAATGATCCAAGTATTATTACGAATATTTTCAAAGAATTAGGATGGTCTTACTCCTTGGAAATTAAAGAGACACTTGCCCTCGCAAAACAAAACGCAAATTTAAGTATAAAATTTAAGGCGATTCGGCATCTTCGTGAGTTGTTAAGAGAGGCTGCTGAAACCGCTGGATATACAGCACAAGTGTCTCAAACGATGCCAAATGCACAGGGAGGATACACGACTTTCCACGCTAAAAGGATTGCTAATATTTTGAACCCAACAAAACAAATAAAGTCTAATATTAAGGAATCTCAAAATGACAAAACCGAAGAACCCCGAACCGAACCCAATAGAGGAAGCGATAGGGGACAGAACAAAAACGGCAAAGGACGTTCCGAAGATAGTGGACAATCCGAAATTTCAGGATTTGGCACAAAACCCAGCACAGATACCCGACGAGCCTTCCCCATCGGAGATGCTGACTCTGGAGGAACTGAATCGCCGGACGGAGGAAAAACTTCAAGACTCTTATCCAGAGGAGAATCTGACTTGGGAAGAAAAGCGAATCCTGAATCAGACAGAACCGATAACCCCTGTATCAAAACCCGACCTCCAACTTCCAGAGGAAACCTCTTCCCAGGAATCTCCTCCGCAGAAGGTTGAAATTCAATCAAAACCCGGGGGTACTCCTGTATTAACAGAAAAAGCTGAATACATAGCTCCCCCTGCGGAGGATGTTGAACTCACGGCTCTGAAAAAATATATTTTAGAGGATGGTTTTGTTTTATCTACCGTCGCTTTTCATATCGTGTCTTTGTGTGCGGAACCGTTGACGACTCCTTCAACTACGACTTGGGCTTTTGCAGAACGTGCCGAGATACCGGCTATGGTTTTGGCTCTTTTGAATCAGCCAGGGTATCTTGAGGGTATTTGGCCAAGTCTGCGAATTGTGATGGGGTCGAATAAAGGCAATGCAGCGTGGACGGCAGGTATAGCCACCACGATAGCTTTCTTTGATACCATTCGTGTTCTCCCCGCTCTTGAGGAATTGAAAAATGGTAGTTGATAGAGTGGAAACATTTATGGGCGGTTATTTAAGATATCAACCTTATGATTTATACCCCCTTCCGAGGGATTACAAAGATTTATCGTTGGATGGGCAAAAAGAGGCTCGGTTGGCTGTACTCCATAGGCAGGATACTCCACAGCATCTCGTTGAGGCTTGGAATTTTTTTCGGAGAGTGTATTTAGCTGGGGTCGGAAAGCTCTTTTTCAAAAACGGCTTCGAGGAGAGTCCTGATTTTCATTACGACTTGATTTATAATTTAGGGCAATATGCGAGGAACTGTATTGCGGCTCCGAGAGGTAGTGCTAAGAGTACGGTTGTAGGGTTAGAGGCTCCTATGTTGCTGGCCTTGACCCGACCTCATTATGAAATATCACTGGGGTTGGCTACAGATAGATTAGTTGAGGAGCGTTTCGACAAAATAATTCAGCAGTTTGTCGAAAATGAATTAATACTACAAGACTTTGGAGAAGTGAAACCACCAAGAGGTAGGAAGATTTGGAATCACCACCAGCTTTCTTTGATGAATGGGTCAATTATAAAAGGGCTTTCTGTTATGGGTCGAAAAAGAGGAGGGCGACCCAGATTGTTTATACTTGATGACCCGGAGAATGACCCTGATTCCGATTCACAGGCAGCCGCTCAAGCTGTTGTAGAAAAGTTTGAGACAATTCTGTTTCGCCAGATAATTCCAATGCTTGAGTCTGGTTCCTCTATTTTTTGGGTGGGGACATTAATCAATAGACGGTCTTTTTTGTACCACGCTGTAGCCGGGGATGACCCTCGATTTGATTTCTGGAATCGTAAAGTCTTGAAGGCAATAACGTATGATAAAGATGACCCGAAAAAAGCGTATGTTCTGTGGTCGGAGAAATGGCCAAAGGAGGTTCTTGAGGCTCGTAAGGAAGAAATCGGGGCATCGGCATTTTCGGCGGAATATCTTAATGAGCCAGTATCAGAACAAGACCGTATCTTGGTGATTGACCCTCGTAAGAATGAATACAGTGTTGAAGGAGATTTTGATTGGAATAATCCCTTATCTCATACAGGATTGATAAAATGGACAGAACGATATATGGAGCCAGGTCGCAGGGTTTATAAAGACTATGAGAAACCGTTTCGGGAACTTGTGTTGCCAATGTATCGAATTTTATTGTTTGATTATGGCAGTGGAATGTCCCAATATAATGACTACTCTTGTATAGCCATTCTTGGATTTGATACCGCAAATACACTATGGATTCTGGATATGTGGTTAGGTCGGGCCAAGGATTCAACTCTCTTGCGATTGATATATGAGAAAGGGTTAGCTTGGCGACCAAGAGTGCTTGGAATTGAAGCCGTGAGTATTCAAATGAGTTTTGCGGAGGCGGTGAAGGAATATATCGAGGATATGGAGGAGAAAATATCTAAACCTTGGAGAGCACGGGTTTTCCCAATCACATATCCTGCGAGAGTAACCAAGAGTAATCGAATCTGCGGGATAGAATGGCGGTATCGTCCTGGTCGGATAAAGTATCCAGCCCATCTTGCCGGTAAGTGGCCTTTTGACCAACTATATCAACAGACAGAAGATTTCACACCTGATTTGGCTCTGCTGCCTCACGATGACGCTATTGATACTCTCTCAATGTACCAGTATGTTGTTAAGAACCGAGGCGGGAAATTTATTAAAGAAAAAGGTAAACCCGGTTTACTGGAGCGTATTCGCAGAAATATCCCAATCATCAAAGGAACTCCTTTACTTTCTGGAGTTTCCTCTGCGGAGGTGACGGGTGAGATGTTAGATGTGCTATCTCAAAATGCCCGTAAATCTATTATTAATCCAAATGACCGTCGCATACAGCGTGGCCAAAGGAATATCACCGGATAATTTTCTTGTTTGGTGGATATATCCTATTCAGGATAATAGTCATAGTCAGGAATCATATTGACAAAAATTGAGTTTATGTTATAATGATTAGTATGGAAAAGAAAGGAAGGACTATATGAATTATTTTGGATTAGGGTTGTTTATCTTGGCAGGAATGTTTGGGATATTTTCCTACATTATCTTGTTGATATTATTTAAGACCGTCAATCGCCTTGCTGAAACGAATAAGCAACTTCTTATTGTTGTGGCCGGAAAAGATCAGAAACCAGAAGCGTTGCGAGCACTTGTGGCGTCAAATAAGCCTCCGCAGGGGAAGCTCAAAGGCATCGCCGATGGGGGGAAAAAAGATAAAAAGCCAGAGAATACTGATTATACTATGAAAGTCGGAGTTCGCTAATGGGTTTCAAATTTAATCTTCCTGAGAATACTCCGGGGAATAAGCAGCAGGTTGAGCAGATTTTTCAGCATCTTGTCTCGGCTGGTAAGGGGAAAATGAATCCACTCTCAATTAATTGGTGGATTAATCACTTCTATATGAGAGGACTCAGGAATTTCTCAAATATAAATTATGGGGAAGGGTCATTAAATGCCTCATATCTGGATGGTTCGGGGGTTTTGAAATTTCGATATGAGGACATTGTTGCGAAGTACCAGGCTCAACTTGGGAGATTGTTGACGATAAATCTGGCCCCGGCTGTTTCGAGGCGGGGGGTAAGTCTTGATGGATTGAGAAAAGCGAGTACGGCTCAGGTGGTTTTGGATTCGGCATTTCCACAAGAGAAGGTTTCTAAGTTGGCTCTGAATGCTTTTCCGCCCCTGCTTCATTATGGAACGATTGGATTTGGGTTATGGGTAGAGGGAGAGGATAGTATCGGGATTGAGGTTATTAATCCTTGGGAATTGATTCCGATTCCGATAGATGTATCTACTCCGTCTGATGTGCGTGGGTTGATGCGGGTACGATATGTGCCCACAGATTATGTGAAGGGACTCTCGATAACCCCAAGCAAAAAGTCTAAAGTCTATAAGGGAATGGATGATTTGAAAGTTCCTTTTGCGGATTTACCTGCGGATGTGTCCTCTAAATTTCAGGGGACTGCTTCCCTTACTCATTCGGGCGGGGGTTTTTATATTAGGAGTGGTCAGAGTCAGGTTGAGACCCAGTGGAAAGGTCGGCATACCAAAAAAGATAAAACACAAATGGATGTCACCTTATTGGTTGAGGTTTGGACGGAGACAACTGATGGATATTTGGCAGAGTATATTATTTTTGCGGGTTCTTATGATAAGCTAAATCAGTTGTATCGCTACGACCATTCTGCGAGTAAATATCATATGCCTGTGAAAATTGCTCGGGATATTGTTGTAGGTGGATTCTATGGCCGTTCCTTTATTGATACTCTAATACCGTTGAATACTGAGGCGGAATATAGTCTTAGTAGTCTTTTCCAGAGCGTAGCCGATTTTGATTTATATGGTTTGTTGATGTGGCCAGCATCTCTGGGGACTCCCCCGGAGGCTATGCGGGGACAAGATGGGGTCAAGAGAATAACATTTGAGCCGGATTATACAACCCCGGAACTAAAACCATTTAATATACAGCCTGCCAAAATGACAAAACCGCAGATAGATGGAGCTATGGTTGCCGGAAGTTTGATGGATAAGGTGTCGAATCAGCCTACGGAAATGATGAAAGGTGATGCTCCCGGACGAGTAGATTCTGCATCAGGGCTTGGTATGTTGTACGAAACAAGTGCTATTCCCCTATCACCTACAGCTAAAAATGTAGCTGAAGCGGTTGCAGGGGTTTACCGCTCAATGTTGGGAATCTGCAAAGACATTTGGCCTGCGGATAAGGTTGTTAGTATCAGTAGCCTCGATGATTCTTTGGCGGGGATAGCTTTCGATATGGCAACAGGAGAAATTACTCTTGCCAAGAATGCTATCCCCTCACCAGACGAAGTGAATATCAATGTGGCTTCTGAAGTTCCTATTTCAAAAGAGCAACAGAAAATGGAATTAAAAGAAGCTCTCAAAGAAGGTATGCTCTCCCTCGATGAATACAGTTTCAAGGTTCGAGAGATGGGATTAACCTCGCCGGTCGGAAATGAGATTGCTTGGCAAAATTATCGCCGAGCTAAGTTGGAGAATCTTGCTTTATTCGGAGACGGGGAAACACCGGGAAAGGTTATTGTAAGTGAGCGGGATATGCACATGGTTCATCAAAGTGTGCTTCGTGCATTTATGGCCCGGCCAGAATTTTTTGCCGCCTCACCAGCGGTTCGGGAGAAATTCGTAGAACACGATGAGGAGCACAATACCGGCCTTGGAGTAATGCCGGAAGGTATGGAAACTATGGAAGATTCGGCAGCAATGGAAATGGAAGGACAACCTCCGCAGGGTGAAATGATGGGTGGAGGCGGAATATAATAAAACAATAATTTGAAAGGAATAAAAATGCCAGAAGAAGAAAAACAAGAGGAAGGGCAAGAAGAAACAAAAAAAGAGGAACCAAAAGTCGAGACTTATCTTGTCAAGATAGACGGTGAGGATAGAAATCTATCAATAGATGAGTTGAAAACTCTTGCGTCTAAATCAGGCGGGGCGGATAAAAGATTTAACGATGCTGCCGAAGCTACGAAAGCTGCTGAAAGAGGTATTCGGATAGAAGAACTTACGAAGAACCTTGCTCAAAATGATAATCCATCAGAGTCTGATATTCGTGAATATGCCGGGCTAATTGGTGTTGAACCCGCCGAGTTTATGCAATATCTCAAGGAAGAAGAACCTCCGCAGAAAGCTGAAAAAGCCGCTAATTTGGATTTTAATGCGGAATTTCAGAAACAGATGGGAGCCTCTCCTGCGGAGGTTAAGGCTGTTTTGGAATTTTCGCAACAGAGACACGTCAACGATGCCCGGAAAGAAATTCGAGAAATATCGGACAAAGCGGTTGACAAAGATGAGATATTTGGTAAAATGATAGTAGGTGAAGATAAAGACGAAGTTTTCACCACTGTTAAAGATATGGTAGCTGAGGATGTTCTTAGGAAGATTCAGGACGGAAAACCGTTTGGGGCTGAGTTGGTTGCAGGGAGCGTACAGATGGTGCGGTCGCAGTTGACTAAACTTGGTATCCCAAAGAAACTCAACCAGCAACCCATTGTTTTGGGCCTGGGGCCGGGTGCAGGACTTTCATCTGAAATCCAAGCTGACGAACCAATCAAGCGA